CTCCACTTGTAACCTCAACAGGAATACCAACAACTGCTAGATAGAAAAGAGTATAAATATAGAGAAAGAGATTAGATATGGCAATTAGTAAGATTAAAACAGGTTCAATTACAGATAGTGCTGTCAATACAAATAAACTAGCACCTGGTTCAGTAGGTTCTACTGATATTTCAACAGATTTAGTAACAGGCCTAACTGAATTGTCAGAAACGGCTGCGGATACAGATTACACACTTATTTACGATACTTCTTCAGGTACAATTAAAAAAGTATTAAGAAGTAATTTAAAACAATCAGGACCTACAATCTCATCTATATCACCTACAAATGCTAATGATAGTGAGGCAACAGTAACATTTACTATTACAGGTACAGGATTTACTGCTGGTTCAAACGCAAGATTTATAGACACAAATGGTAAAATTACAGAATTTGCTACAGTAACAAGAAATTCAACAACTCAAATTACAGCGACAATTGCTGCTTCTAATTTAAGTGCTAATAATGATCCTTATGATGTTCAAGTTATAAATGGAGAAGGTATTGCTAGTATATTAACAAGTCAAGTTAATTTTAATGCAACTCCAACTTTTATAACTGCTTCAGGTTCTTTAGGTTCAGGCAGAACATCTATGTCAGGTGTAAGTGTTAATGCAACTGATCCTGATTCTGAAGGAGTGGTTACTTTTGAATTAATATCAGGTTCTTTACCAGCAGGAATAACTTTAGTCAATTCAAGTGCAAATGGTGGTACAGCAACATTTACAGGTTCTTTTGATACTCCAGAATCTTCAGATACAGTTTACAATTTTACTTTAAGAGCTAGTGATGTTTCTTCAGGAACTAGCACTAGAGCATTTTCTTTTACTGCCTTAGGACCTGCTTATCAATCATTTACTTCATCTGGTACCTTTAGTGTACCATCAGGTATAACTGCTGTTGATGTATTAGTGGTAGCTGGTGCTGGTGGAGGAGGTGGAGGTGGAGGACGGGCTGGACCTCCAGGTGATAATGGTACAGGTGCAGGAGGTGGTGGTGCTGGTGGATTAATTTATAGACCAGCATTCCCTGTTACTCCAGGTGGAACAATTTCAGTTACAGTAGGATGTGGAGGAGGAGCCTCTACAACAGGACAAGATTCAGTATTCGGAACACTAACTGCTAAAGGTGGTGGTGGTGGTGGATCAGGACCAGGCGGTCAAGGTAGTGATGGAGGTTCTGGTGGTGGTACAGCAGGAGCTATAGGTGGAGGTGGACCTGGGTCAACTGCTACTCAACCTACTCAACCAGGAGATTCTGGCACATATGGATTTGGAAATGGTGGTGGTGGATCAACACAAGGTGATTGGCAAGATGGTGGTGCTGGTGGAGGAGGCGCTGGAGCTGCAGCACAAACAGCTACTGGTTTTGCTGGAACAGCTGGTGGTGCAGGTAGAGCTTATACAATCGCAGACGGAACAACTCCAGTGTATTATGCTGGCGGTGGAGGAGGAGGTGGTGGACACACTGGTGGTGGAGGAAGTACTCCAGCTCCAGGAGGTCAAGGTGGTGGCGGAGCAGGTGGAGCTGCAATAGGTGGTTCAGGACAAAATGGACAAGCAAATAAAGGTGGCGGTGGCGGTGGAGGTGCACAATCTCCAGGTGGAACTTCTGGATCTTCTGGCGGTAAAGGTATCGTAATCGTAGCATACTAAAACCTTTCTAAATAGTTATTATGAAGTTAGACAATAGAATATTTGTCTTTGATGATATTATTGATAAGAAATCGCAAAAACAAATTCAACAAATTCTTTTCAATCAGGCCGAATGGACGTTTTGTCCAGACGTAACTAATCCAAAGAACACACAACAACGACCTGGTTTTGCACATTACTTTGTAAAAGACAAACAACAAGTAAGTAAGTATAATCAAAATATGTTTATTATACTTAACAATGCGTCCTCTAAAATAGGATTTAAAAGAAATGACATCTTACAAGGTCGTTCTTTTTTACAAGTTCCTTTAAATCTTAAAGATAGAAGTATAGACGCACCTCACGTGGATGCCGATCAACCACATTTAGTTGTATTATATTATGTTAACGATAGTGATGGTGAAACTGTTATCTATGAAAATCAATTTGAAGGATATGATAAAGTACCTTTGTTTAAAGACTTAAAAGAAAAACAAAGAGTTATGCCTAAAGCAGGCCGAGTTGTTTTATTTAATGGATATTATTGGCATACATCTTGTCAACCCGAACATAACGTTAGATGTATAATTAACTATAATTTAATATAATAAATAGTTTTATGAGTATCAATGACAAAATAAATGAAGTGTTGGGAATACCTCCAGTAAAACAAGAAGATAAAAAACCTCTTGTTCCTAGAGTAGAAGATCCTAATAAAGCAGACATAGAAAACGATTACAAGTATAGTAGAGAAAATTATTACAACTTGATTGAGCGTGGACAGGACGCTATACAAGGCATACTTGATATTGCACAAGAAAGTCAACACCCACGTGCTTATGAAGTTGCAGGTAATCTAATAAAACAAGTTGCTGATACCGTAGATAAATTACAAGACTTACAAGGTAAGTTAAAAAATCTTAAAGATGTTCCTAACAAAGTTAATAATAATATTAAACAAGCATTATTTGTAGGTTCATCAGCAGAACTACATAAAATATTAAAAAATAAAAATAAAAATGTAGTCAGTAAAGAAGATGAAAATTTTGAAAGCAAAAACATTACATCCAAAGAAACAGATTTTTCAGATTAAAGATTTGGCATATATGAATAAAAGACCTTGGCCGTCTTTATTAACAGGTGAAGAAATGAATGATCCTATCGAAATTATACAACATACTGTTTCTAAAACACCTAGAAAAGGTGCGAACGGCACCATTTATAAAGAAAAAAAATATTCTGTATTCAAAGGAAGTAGTAGAGTTAATGCGGCTATACAATTAGGGTATGACGCAATAGAAGGAATTATAATTGATGAATAAAGTAACAGAACAATATTTGGGTAATCCAAATCTATTCAAGGCCAATACAAAGATAGAGTACACCGAAGAGCAAGTCCAAGAGATTGCAAAGTGTATGGAAGATCCTATTTACTTTATTAAGAATTATATTAAGATTGTGAATATTGATGAAGGACTTGTTCCTTTTGATATGTATGAATTTCAAAAGAAAATGGTAGATACGTTTCATAAAAATCGTTTCTCTATTTGTAAACTACCAAGACAGTCAGGTAAGTCAACAACTATTATTTCTTATCTATTACATTATGTTATTTTTAATGATAACGTAAACGTTGCCATATTGGCAAACAAATCTACAACGGCAAGAGATTTATTAGGCAGACTTCAATTGGCATATGAAAATTTACCTAAATGGTTACAACAAGGTATATTAAATTGGAACAAAGGTTCTTTAGAATTAGAAAATGGTTCTAAAATAATGGCGGCTGCAACATCAAGTTCTGCTGTTCGAGGTGGTTCTTATAATATTATCTTCCTTGACGAGTTTGCGTTTATACCTGCAAACATCGCTGAACAATTTTTTAGTTCAGTTTATCCTACTATTTCATCTGGTAAAACTTCTAAAGTTATGATTGTATCTACACCTCACGGAATGAATATGTTTTATAAACTTTGGAATGACGCAATACATAAACGAAACGATTATAAACCTATTGAAGTACATTGGAGTGAAGTACCAGGCAGAGATGAAAAATGGAAAGAAGAAACAATTAGAAATACAAGTGAGGCACAATTTGCTACCGAGTTTGAATGTGAGTTTGTAGGATCAGTTGATACATTGATTAATCCTTCTCGTATTCGTATGTTGTCGCATATTAATCCTTTAGTGTCAAATGCTCATTTAGATGTTTATGAAAAACCAGTTAAAGGCCGTACATATGTAGTAACTGTGGACGTTGCAAGAGGTACTGTAAAAGATTATTCTGCCTTTGTAGTATTAGACGCAACCAAAATACCTTATCGTATTGTTGCAAAGTTTAAAGACAATGAAATGAAACCTTTATTATTTCCTCATACCATAGATAAAGTGGCAAGAGAATATAACAATGCTTATATCTGTGTTGAGACCAATGATGTTGGTCATCAAGTTGCTGACGCATTACATTTTGAATTAGAATATCCTAATATCTTAATGTGTATGATGAAAGGTCGAGCAGGTCAAATATTAGGAGGTGGATTTTCTAAACGAGGAACACAATTAGGTGTTCGTATGACCAAACAAGTCAAACGAATAGGTTGTGCAAACTTAAAGACACTTGTTGAAAGTGAGAAATTAATTATACAAGATTTTAATATTATAGAAGAATTATCAACTTTTGTAAGACGAGGGCAATCGTGGGAGGCCGAAGAAGGATCAAATGATGACTTGGTTATGTGTTTAGTGATATTTTGTTGGTTATCAAATCAAAGATATTTCAAAGAATTAACAAACCAAGACGTAAGAGCGCAGATGTATGCTGAACAAGCAAACGCACTAGAACAAGATATGGCGCCTTTTGGTTTCTTAAATGACGGTTTACAAGAAGAAGAACCCTTTAAAGATGAGTATGGAGAAGTATGGTCTCCTGTAACAGTAAGAAAGGGGGATCTTCTCTAAATTTCAATTATCATAAATAGATGTGAGATAATTGATACTTTATTAGCTAATAAGGAGAACAACAAATATGGCATTTCAAGTTTCACCAGGTGTTCTCGTACAAGAGAAGGATCTAACTAACGTAATCCCAGCAGTTGCAACATCAATTGGTGCAATCGCAGGACAATTTAGTCAAGGTCCAGTAGATGAAATAGTTTCTATTTCGTCTGAAAAAGATTTAGTGGAGACTTTCGGCAAACCGAATAGTGATACTTTTGAGTATTTCTTTTCTGCTGCTAGTTTCTTACAATACGCTAATTCTTTAAGAGTTGTACGTGCAACAAACACAGGCTTACTTAATGCGACTGCTAATGGTTCAGGTCTATTAGTCAAAAACAATACTCACTATCAGGACAACTATGCTGATGGTTCAGGTAATGTTGGACTATGGGCTGCAAGATCAGGCGGTGCGTGGGGTAATGCTTTAAAGGTATCTGTTTGCCCAAGCTCAACTGTTTATGAAGAAACATCTAAAACCACAACACAAGATACTGATTCTGCTGTTGGAGATACTTCCATCGTAGTTCAATCTACTTCTGGTTTCACAATAGGTGATATTATAAACTTTGCTGAGTCTGGCGGATATGAATACCGAGTAACAGATATATCAGGACAAACTTTAACTTTCGTAAGACATCCTTCAGGAGTTGGCGGATTACATACTGCGGTTGCTAACGGCACAGCTGTTAGAAGAAGATGGCAGTATTATGATTTAGTAGCTTCTGCTCCAGGAACTTCAACTTACGTTTCAGATAAAGGTGGTTCTAATGACGAATTACACGTAGTAGTAATAGACAGAACTGGCGGTATTACAGGTACTGCTAATACTGTATTAGAAGTTTATGATTCACTTTCAAAAGCTTCTGACGCAAAAACTCCACAAGGAGATACTAATTACTATCCAGATGTAATTTACAATAAATCAGAATATGTTTATTGGATGGATCATAACGGATCAGGCGCTAATTGGGGAGATCCTGCATTAAATAAAACGTTTACTTCGGTAACGACTGTATCTAATGTTAATCTTTCAGGTGGTGTTGATGGTTCTGCTGTAACAACAGGAGAATTAAAAACTGCTTATGAAAAATTCCAAGACGCAGAAACAGTTGATGTTAATTTAATCATCGCTGGTAAAGGTGACGCTACTCACGTAGATAACCTAATTACAATTGCTGAAAATAGATTAGACGCAGTTGTATTTGCTTCACCAGAAAGATCAGATGTAGTTAACGTTGCTAATTCTGAAACACAAACAGTTAACGTAAAAGGTTTCTTTGATTCAATTAGATCATCTTCATACGTAGTATTTGACTCTGGTTACAAATATACTTACGACAAGTATAATGATGTATTCAGATATGTACCACTAAACGGAGATGTTGCTGGATTGGCTGCAAGAACTGATTTAGTTGCTGACGCTTGGTACTCACCTGCAGGTTATAACCGAGGAGTATTAAGAGGAGTAGTTAAATTGGCTTACAATCCAACTAAAACTCAAAGAGATACATTATACAGAGCTAGAGTAAATCCAGTAGTAACTTTCCCTGGACAAGGCACAGTCTTGTTTGGAGATAAAACTGGTTTATCTACTCCTAGTGCGTTTGATAGAATCAATGTAAGAAGATTGTTTATCACTTTAGAAAAAGCAATCTCTACTGCTTCTAAATTCCAACTATTTGAATTTAATGATGAGTTTACAAGAGCTCAATTTAGATCAATTGTTGAACCATTTTTAAGAGATGTACAAGGCCGAAGAGGAATTACAGACTTTTTAGTAGTTTGTGATGACACTAATAATACAGGCGATGTCATTGATAGAAATGAATTTAGAGCTGACATTTTTGTCAAACCTGCTAGATCAATCAACTTTATTACTCTACAATTCGTAGCAACTAGAACAGGTGTTGCTTTCGAAGAAGTGGTAGGAGCATAGGAGAATAACAATGCCAAATATTAACGATTTTAAATCGAAGTTAAGAGGCGGTGGTGCTCGTGCTAACCAGTTTAGAGTAACAATGCCTTTCCCTGGATTTGCAAGTGTTGGAGGAGAAACTGAAACAATGTCTTTCCTTTGTACAACTACAAGTCTACCAGGAATGACGATCGGAGAGGTTGCTATACCATTTAGAGGAAGAGAACTTTATGTTGCAGGAGATAGAACTTTCGCAACTTGGACTACTACTATTCTAAATGATACTGACTTCTTAATACGAAACGCATACGAAAGATGGTTAAATGGAATTAACAATATGTCGGATAACGAAGGACTTGTTAACCCAGCAGACTATCAAGTCGATGCTTTTGTAGACCAATTAGACAGAAATGGTAATATAATTAAATCGTACACTTTCAGAGGAATGTTTCCAACGACTTTAGATGATATTGCGTTGGACTATGGTACAAATAACGCTGTTGAAACGTTTACTGCTACACATAGATATCAATTCTTTGAAACAAATACGACTACTTAATACCCTTATAAGTATTAAGAAACAATTGAGGAATAAATTATGGCAGAGCTATTTGGGTTTAAGATAGAGCGTGTTAACGCCTCTAAAGTAGATCCTAGACAAAATATAGTTCCACCTCAAGCGGATGACGGTACAACAACCGTCCCCGCTGGAGGGTTTTTTGCGTCTTATGGAGGATTTGACGCTTCAGCAAGGAACGAAATAGATTTAATTAGAAGATATAGAGAGATTGCAATTCATCCTGAATGTGATATGGCCATTGAGGACATTGTATCAGAAGCTCTTGTATCTAATGAAAATCAACAATCCGTCCAATTAGATTTAACAAGTGTACCTTATAACGATACAATTAAAAAAGCAATAAGAGAGTCTTTTAGAGAAGTTTTAGATTTACTAAACTTTGATATTAAAGGACACGATATCTTTAGAAGATGGTACGTAGATGGTCGTTTATTCTTTCATAAGATTATAGATAAAGACGCACCACGAAAAGGAATTACAGAAATAAGATATATTGATCCACGTAAGATCAAAAAAATAAGAGAAGTAAGAAAAGGTGGTCACGGCGCACCAATCATACCAGGTTCATTTGCATTGGCAACAAAATATACTGAATATTATATTTTTAATGAAA